ATGTCTCCCTGGGGCAGCTTCACGTCAGCCATTCGTGTTCCTCTGCTTCCGCTGACGCGCCACCGTGCGCGCGGGCTTGATGAGTGTCTTGTTGGCGGTGTAGGCACCCAGTGCGCCTACCGCTCCGGCACCGGCCAGCGCCAGGCCAGCCTTGCCACGACCCATCTTGGACCCCTCCGCGACATGCCGTCCTGCTTCAGCAACGGGTCGAACGGGCAGCGGGTGATGCGGGTGGGGGATCCTCGCCTGGTTCCCGAAGCCGAGGGGGTTCAGATCCTTGGAGATCAAGCCGTGCTCTACTCCGAACGCACTGATCATGTCTCCAGTCTCCCGTCGTCGGCCACTCACACCATCAGGTTGTAGTCTTCCGCGACCTCTTGGGACTTGTTCTGCACCGAGCCCACCACCCAGTTCCCGGGCTTCCGCTTCGCGTCGTTGTTCTGACGCATCTCCTCCTCGATCCAGGTCGGACCGTGGTCGCTGGGGATCGTGATCGGATGGGCAGGCACCGCCCGCTTGGAGACCAGCCGCCAGCCCAGCGCCATCGAGCAGATCTCGTCCGGCAGGTGGAACTCCTTCCCGCGCGCGTAGAGCATGTCCACCGAGGCGTACAGGTGGGCCTTGTAGAAGACCGGCACCCGAGGAGCCAGCCAGCGCCCGTTCTCGATCGCGGAGACGTACTCGCTCAGCATGTTGTCACGCTGGGCCCCGGTCATCAGGAAGCCTCGCGCGCGCCGGTCGATGTAGTCCGCGACCACCGCACCCAGCCCGGTGGCGTCGTGGATGCCCTCGGCGTTGTACTCCTTCATCAGCTTGTTGAACTCCCCGATCATCACCGGGTAGGGCAGCCGACGCATCCGGGACCAGTGCACGACCTTGCAGGGGAACCGGGTCACGTCGGAGACCGTGATCACCGTCCAGTCCTGCTCCTTGGCCCAGTCCGCGCTGATCACGTACTCGGCGTCCTGCTTCATGTTCTCGAAGCGGTAGACCTGGCGCTCCTTGGACACCGACTCCCGGACGGTCTGGGTGGGCAGGCTGAACATCTTCTCCACGCTGGCGGAGTCGATGGCACGAGATCCGATGCTGGGCTCACCCAGGTCGTACTCCACCCGCCACATCTCGGCGGGGATCTCCCGGCGCTTCTGGTCGATCGTCTCCTGCTCCAGCCAGCCGTCGATCGGGTTCGACGTATCGCGATAGCACCAGGTGTAGATCGGCAGTTCCTCCTCCTTGAACCGCTGGTACTCGTGCGCGAAGGTCTTGTCCGGGTACTGCCAGGTCGAGGACATCGCGGTCATCGGGCGGACGATCTCTCCCCGCCAGTTCTTCTGCGGCATCGGCTGGCCCTTGGCAGCGTCGAAGATGGCCTGGTCCATCTCGTCGATCTCGTCCAGCAGCAGGGTCGGCGGGTGCGGGCCACGGACCGTCTTCTGGGAGGCCGTGAGCGGCATGATCGTGGCCAGGTTGGTCAGCTTGATCCGAGTCGCGCTCTCTTCGCGGACCAGGTAGGACGGCGCGTTGCCGTGCTCCCAGGCGTCCCGGATCGTGTTGTGGATGTTGATCGACTGGTTCAGGGAGCCGCCCACGATGTTCACATCGGAGCCGGTGATGGCTGCCTTGGTCAGACCTAGGATGCTCAGCAGTCTGGACTTCCCCGACAGGCCACGGGAGCCGTGGATCAGGATCTGCGGCTCCCGGTTGAAGTAGGCGGTGGCGAAGGCGTCGAAGGGCGCGTCATGGTCGTCACAGACCTTGTGCCGGGGGATCGTGATACCCCAGAGGGCCTTGACGACCTCGTACAGCTCGTCGTCGGTCTTAGGCTCTCGGCCCAGAATGATGCTCACCGATCAGCCCCTTCAGGGTGTACCCGGCCTCGCTGGCAGGGACTGAGACCTCGTAGCCGACGCCACCAGGGAGCTCGATCAGATACTGCCACCACACCACGTCGGTGTCCGTGGGGGTGACCTTCACCGAGAAGCTGCCGTCCTTGGACAGGTAGACCTCGGGAGCCAGACAGGCCCAGGTGATGCCGTCGCACACCACCCAGAGCCTGCTGGGAACGAAACGGACCAGACCCTGTACGGGCATCCCGTTCCGGTAGAGGAGTGATCCGGTCACAGTGATAGTTGGCAGCATGACCCGATCCTATCCACTACACCGCGGGAGGCTCAACAGGTGGCGGGGTGGCAGTTGCTGGAGTCACCAGCATCCGGGTCACGATCGCCAGGATCACCGAGGTGATCGCCAGGATGGAGCCGATCTGCTCCTCGCTCAGGTCCACCCCGAAGGCCAGGATCAGAGCCAGGATCGCCTGTACCAGGCCCACGATCAGCGCTGGCTCGTTCCTGATCACGTTGCCCTTGAACATCAGGCCTCCCGGTTGAAGACGGGCTTCCGGTTGTTGTAGTAGCCGAACGGGCTGTTCCGCTCTTCGTAGTGCAGGTGCGGGCCGGTCGAGTTCCCGGTGTTCCCGGAGTAGCCGATCAGCTGCCCCTTCTTCACCGCCTGTCCCGGGCGCACCACGATCTTGGACAGGTGGCAGTAGCCGTGCCGGACCGTGTTGGTCTGGAGCACGATGTGGTTGCCGTAGGAGGAGCCCCAGGAGTTCCCGGTCGAGATCACTCGCCCGGCCTTGGAGGCACGCACCTTGACCCCGGTCTTGCCCTTGGTCGAGTAGTCGTCACCGGTGTGGTAGCCAGCGGCCCAGCTACCGCGCTTCCCGTACGGGGTGGTGACCGAGTAGCCGGGGATCGGGTTGCTCATCAGATGCCTCCCACCCGGCGATCGTCATCGGGGTTGGCACCCACGTTGTCGTCCTCCGGGTCATCCAGCTCTTCGTCGTAGCCAGCGGTGGCTTCCTCGATGGTGGTCTCGGGTATGCCCTCGGTGTCCACAGGCTCGTCATCACCCAGGTCGACATCCTCGTCGACCGGCTCGTCCGGCTCGACGAAGACATCCTCACCGGGGGTCTCACTCATCCGTGTTGTCCTCGTCCTCTGCCCGCTGCTCTGCGGTGCGCTTGTCGGCTGGGTTCTCCCAGGTCACGTTGCGCGGGTCGTTCTCGTCGTCGAAGAGAGTGTCCTCCTTGCCCGCGGCGAAGGCAGCCGCACGCTCAGCATCGACCTCACGGTCGGGGTACTGGATCTGTCCCGGCACGCCAGCGTCGGCCACCTGGGTGTTGTCCTGTGACTCTTCGTGAGTTGTCATGTCTCCATCCTCATCCGGTTGTCTAGTGCTTCTCTTCCCACGTGATGTGCAGCTCACCACAGCGCAGGTTCTGTCCCACGGCCACCACCCGCGAGTAGTCGTTCGGAGCAGCGTCAGCCTTGACCGGGTCCTTCCAGGCCAGACCCATCCCCTTGATCCCGGTGTTCAGGTTGTTCAGGTAGCTGTCCGGCAGGTCGAACCACTTGCCCTGGCCCTTGGCTAGACCACTGCCGATCTTGGTCAGCTCGTTCCGGACGATGTCTCCGGCAGCGCCCGGGTTCGGCAGGTCCTGAGCGGTCTTGTACGGGGTCCAGAACAGGTAGACGTTGGCGTTGGCAGCCCCGTTGTCCTCGGCTGTCCCCTCCCGCCGGATGTAGATCTGAGCCGCCTTCACCGTGATCGTGGCTCCGCTGGTGCCGACCGCGTCGGTGATCTGGTTGCCGTAGAAGAACAGTCCCTGCGAGCGCGGGCTCTTCTGCTGGATCAGGTCCCCACCCTGGAAGCCGGTCGCGGTCCGCCAGGAGCCACCGCTGTTGGCCTGGAACCGGGCCTCCTTGGTGACCACGTTCGCCACGTCCACGGAGTTCTTCGGGACGTGGATCTGTGCCTGGGTGGCAGCGCTCCAGTTCCCGGAGTTGTCCAGGGACCAGGCGGTGAAGTAGTAGGTCGTGTCGCCCTTGATGATGGTGCCCGGCGAGGGGTTCAACGGGAACTGCTTGTAGACCAGATTCGAGGTGTCCTTGTGCCCGCCGTAGTCGTTGTAGCGCCACTCGCTCCAGGGCTCGTTCGGGTAGGTGTTGTCCGGGTTGTGATGCCAGGTGCCACCGAACTGGGTGGTGGGAGCCTTACCGCCGTAGGTGGTGAGCATCCGGATCAGCCGGGCGTCGTCGTCGTTGGCCGTCCCGGGCAGCCGGGTGCCGACCTGGATCCAGCGCGACTTCAGCGTCTTCTGCCCCTTGATCACATCGAAGTCCTCGACGATCGCCAGGGTGATCTCGGGCGGGTTGGGTGGGGTGACATCGGCGTCGTAGGCGTTCTTCCAGACCCCGTGGTCGTTGACCCAGGCCTCCTGAGCCAGCACCCAGGCACCACCGCGCCGGACGTACGGCTTGCTGCACAGGGTCCAGACCCCGTTGATGTTCTGGTAGAGCGCCACGTCTCAGACCCTGAAGTACACGTCGCCGTTGGCCCCGCCCGAGGGGGCAGCCGTTCCGGAGGTGATCGCTGGCACGTCCGGCGGGGTGATCGTCTGCCAGGCCGACCCGTCCCAGAAGTACAGGTGGTTGTTGGACTGGACGAAGCAGATCATCCCCTCCACCGGACCCATCGCGGTCATCGCGGCATCGCGGACCGGGCCGGTGGAGTAGATCGCCACCACCCGCTTCTCGACTGCCTTCGCCAGCGCGAGCAGGTCCTGTGGCAGGTTCGGGTCCTCGTTCGCGTCCGGGACCACCGTGCCGAACTGACCGCCTGGAGTGCCTACGTATCCCATGGTTCCTCCTCTACTCGAATCGTCTCATCCGCGTCACGTCTGCGGACCTAGGTCTTGATGATGAAGAAGATGCCGAAGTTGGGGAAGGCGTTGTTGTCCGAGCCGCCCGTAATCGCGCCACCCGGAATGTTGTGGGTGTGGGTGCCGCCAGTAGTCGTCTGACCGTTGGTGTCGTACGGATACGACGAACCACCGACCGAGTTCACGCGGGCTCCCGCTCCACCACTAGTCGAGGTGTTGTTGCCGCCGACGCCGAAAGTGTGCAAGTGACCGGAGCCGGTGGTCCCGGTGTCGCCGCCGTGCGTGTGTTGAGGCGAGCGGGCGCTGACCGTCGTGACCTGATCGTGGTAGCCGAGCGGCAGAGCGTCAGGCGGCGATGCGCCCCACGGGAACCGGCGGCGCATGTCCGGCAGGCTGAAGTGGGTGGAGTCGACCGAGCCGAACGTAGTTCCAATGACAGCGAACAGATTCGGATAGCTAGCGTTCAGCACCGAGGACCCGTCGCAGACAAGCCATCCGGTGGGGGGCGTACCGGCGGCGTACATCTGGACACAACCGGGCGGCACCAGCACTGCGTCCGCACTGGTGGCGAAGGCCTGGGCATTGCTCTGGGCGGTGTTGGCGTAGGCCTGAGCGTTGGACTGGACCGTCGAGTCGGCAGCCGCCTG